GCCACCGCACCGTGATGTACGTCCCCACAAAAGCACCGGCCGCCAGAGGCACGACATACGCCACGTTCTTCGCGTAGGTCACGACGCCGAACGCTAGGAGCGAGTAGATCACCGACGAGAGGGCCGCTGCCCGAACCGCCCGCCGGTCACCCACCGCGATGATGTAGGCCGCATACAGCACGTCGATGACGACGTATGTCGCGAACACCAGCACGGCGGTGACCGGCGAGAAGTCGGGAGACATCAGCGGCACTCGCAAGACGCCGCCACGGGCTCGCCGTGGCACGAAGCCTTGGCGGCACGCTTGGCAGCTCGAGCATCCTGCCGTGCGGTCTGCCGAGCCGCGACCCGCTGGGCCACCGTCAGCCGCCCATGGCACGACGCGGCCTCACCGTGGCACGAAGCCGCTTCACCGTGGCAGCCGGCAACCGCAGGAGCGGCCTCCGGCGATGCACCAGCGAGGGCCACGCCCACGAGGCCAAGAAACGCCGCCATCGAAATACCCAGGATCAAACGAAACACGATCACCGTCCTTTCGGGGAAAGAGAAATCACCGACCATACCGGCGGCACGCGAACCACCGGCCGTGACCGAATGCCACGCCCTGGTCGATCACGGGCCACCCGTTTCGCGAAAAACAACAGGCAGCAAGTGCCGCTTGAGGAGTGGGGCCGGACCCGCACCCCTCAAATCCAGCGTTGCCCCCATGGTGGCCCACGCGGCCTTGGCGGGCTTGGATCTCCGCGACCCCTTGGGCCGTCGAGGTATCACTGACCTGGCGGCACTGCCCGTTGGCACACGACCGGCTGGCGTAGATCACGTCCTGGCCGACGGCTGTGCTGCAAACGAGAACCGCGAGAAGCGTAAGGAATCGCATCGGTAGTTCCTTTCGGAATGAGGAATCGAACCGCCCGCATTCTTCCCCATAGTGTACGGGCGTCAACCTCGACTTACCTACCCATCTTGTCAAGCAACGCGGCCCGTCGGGCGGCCATTTCCTCGCGGGTGATGATTTTTCGCGGCGGTGCTTTCGGTGCCTCCGCACCCACCGCCGACACTCCGGCCACGCTGGCAGCTACCGCGGACCCCACGAGACAGTCGAGCCAGTGGTTGTCGCGGCCGGGGATCAGTTGCCACTCGTCCACCGTGCGGCCGGTGGATTTGTTCTCTGTGCGAGTTGGAAACTCTGCGGCGATGTGGTCGAAAAGCATTTCGTGCTTGCCCGCGTGAAACGTGAATGCCATCGGGTCGGCCGAACCGAGTTTCATGCGACCGGCGATCAGCGATTTCCAATAGTTCGTGTCGAAAAGAATGTGCCGCTGCTTCTTGATCGTCGAGGTTCGCCAGTGGGCACCGACCCGCTCCCCCGGCTCCGGCTTCGCGTCCGACATTGTCCGCCGGCTGGCACCGACGTAGCGACCGTGAGACGGCAGAAGCCGCGTGCCGTGGGTCGACCGTCGGGCGAAGTCTCGCGTCACGTCTGCGGTCTGTGCCCAGTTGGCGTCGACCAGGAGAAGGGCGACGCGGTGGACCGCGTCGGAATCCTCAGACTGAAACTCGCGGCCGAGTATTTCGCGAGCGACCACCTCGAGCCCAAGGTGCATCGCGTCCGCCAGCGGGGCGTTGCTGGCCGCCAGCCGTAGCGTCCGATCGACCTCGCGGAGCGTGAAGTACGAACGGTTCTGGTCCGGGTAGGTGCCGTATCCCACGACGTGCCCGCGGAGCTGCGAACCCCACGCACAGATCGCCCAGTAGAGGGCGGCTTCTTGCACGTCCACGAACGCGGTGAGCGTGCTGCAGCCGGCCGGGACCACGAAACGCGGCACGTTGATCGCGTGATCTGCTAGGTCAGCCGGCCGGACGGCGTCGGTTCGCGACTCGTCGGCGATCGGCTCCTGCTGGTACTCGCTCGCGAACACCTCCGGGCCGTCGTCGATGAGTGCGTTGTAGAAGTGCTGGACCGCCGACAACTCTTGATCGCGGTCGTAGCAGTGCTCCCAGTAGACCTCGCAGCCCTCGTCCATCGCCGCCTGGTTGGCCCGATAGAACTCGGTCGCTTCACGCCACGCCCGGAGCTGGTCGCCGTCGATTTCTTTGTCGTAGGTCTGGCGGATGCGTTTGTAGTCGCCCATCCAGAGATCGTCGTGCCGCTTCGACCATGCCCGAACGGCCTTCACGCGAACACCTTGCCATGCCGGGTCCGCGAGTAGTTGGTCGATCACGTCGTCGCGTGCGATCACCGTGGCGTTGCAGACCACGGCGAGAGTCTTGCCGTGGCCGCCAAGTTTCAGAATGTTTTTCTTGATGATCGCCAGCCGCTTGGCGATCTGCACCGCGGATGCCGCCGACTCGTCGGTCTGAATGTCGTCGAGGATCACGAGGTCCGGCCGGGCTTGGACGCCGTCGGCACGCTTGTAGCGAAGACCTCGAGACGACGCCATGAGACCGTGGCACGAGACGATCGCACCGCTGGCCTTGCTGCCGGGAATCTTCGGCAGCACGATCGTGTCGGCGGTCCACTCGATGTGGGTCGACTCGCCGTTGTACGTCTGCCCGGAGCACCGCTGCGGCTTGCCTTCGAGAGCCCGCACGGGGTGGCAGACTTCGGGGAAGTCTTCGTAGAGTAGATCGTTCTCGTTCAGTTCCATCTTGATCGAGTCGATCGACATTTGGGCCTTCGTCGACTCGCTGCCGAACACCGCGACGAACGACCGGCGACCGGTGAGGCCGCACCAGATTGCGAACACCTCGGAGCGGGTCGTCTTACCGCTGCCACGCGGGAGGGCTTCGATCGACCGGCCGCCGTTGTCGGCCGCGTCCTGGCACCGCGTGTTGCCACGCTGGTGGTCGGGGGACATGGGCCACTGCCCGGTGGAGTGCGGGAAGTAGGTGACAGCGAAATACTCAAACGACGCTTCGGCTTGCCGGCGTCGGTCGGGGTTTTGCACCGGCGGGATCTCGCCAATGTCGGCACCGCGGCGGGTCCGCTCGCGTGTCCGCTCGATGTCTTGGACACGTTTGCGCTCGGCCGCGGCGACCTGGTGCTCCGGGGCGGATTTGGGTCTACCCATTGCCAGCCCTCGCGTACCAGTGGGCCAAGAGGGCCGCGTCGGCCCGCCCGTCGTCCTTCACGCGGGCGAAGACGTGGGCGTACCGCGGCCACAAGCGGCTTGCCACCAGCCGGTGCTCGCCCTTGTCGCGGCTGACGCCGATCGCTTTCGTCCAGCTTTGCGGCCGTACCAGCGTCAGCGGGAATCCGAGGGCCGAGATCACGCCCTCGACCAACCCGAAGCCGCGGCCGAAGTTGAACGCGGACGTGGCTCCGGACCCTTGCACTCCTTGGACGTGCTCGAGGACGACGTGATTGGGCATATACGGGAAGCCCCGCTGTACGAGGTGGGCCAGCCGGGCCGCGTCGATCACCCGCTTGCCGCGGACCTCCGCGACCGGCATATCGAGGACGTGAAGCTCGTCGCCGTTGAGGAGGGCGAGGGCACCGGAGAGGCCGGGGTCGATGCCGAGGATGGTCATTGGGTCACCTCCACCACCCGCAGCGATCGGCACACCCCCGGATCCCACACCACCAGCCCGTCGCGGTGCAGCCTGGTGATCTTCTGGTACACGTCGTTGACGTTGACGCCGAAATGATTCGCGAGATCGCGTATCGACGGCGGGTAGCCGCGGGCAGCGGTCAGCTCCACGATCGCGTCCATGACCGCACGCTGCTTCGCGGTAGTGCCCGCGGAGCGGGCACGGCGGATTGAGGTTGAGGTGACGGTCATGCGGCTCCTCCGGCGGTTGCACGTTGCTTCTCGATCGTGGCTTGTAGACGGGCTGCGTCGCTGCCGCTCCACCCGACGGCCTTCGGCCGCTCGTCGGCCGCTGGGGCACCCTTCGGGGTCTTAGGGGCGTCGTACTGACCGCCAAGCACCTTGGTGACGAACCCGTCGACCGTGAACTGGTGCAGCGTCACCGGGCTATCGAAATACCGGCAGCCGGCCAGCCGGGGGATCGCTTCAAGGGCGGCGGCCAGCCACCCGTCCTGGACGATCACCGCAGCGGCGTGATCCGGGGGGTTCGCCAGCTTCCACGGATTGCGGCGGGTTGCCGGTCCGGCACCGGTGTTCCATGCCCGCCGGAGGGTTTCCCATGCTTCCCCCGGCGAAGCCTCACGCGGAGGAGGAGGAATTCTCCTCTCCTCTCCTCTGCGACGATCGGCCGTCGGACCGTCCGACGCCGGTGCGTCGGAAGACCCGTATTGGCGTTTTCGCCCTGGATTTCGGTCTTCGTGGGCCCGTGAACGGTCGGATTGCTGCATCCTCGACTTGGCACACTGGCTGAACCGGCGATCCCACCCTGGGACAGCAACGCTTCCGCCAGCCTCGTCGATCTCCAGCCACCCGACGGCCGCCACGGCACGCCAGAAAGACTCGTCTGCCCCGCACGTTCGCACCAGCCGCGGTAGGGTCATTCGGGCCGACCCGTCGGTGCAGTGCATCGACGCCCACCCCCAAAGTTTCCAGAGGCGAAAGCAGACCACCTCGACCGGTTGCCCGGTCGTGTCGATCAGCTCTTGGACCTCCGGCTTCTCCGGCATGGCGAGGTCGACTGCGATCCATTCACCGGCCATGAGTTGACTCCTTAGTGAAGCATCTCTCTGACCGGAACCACAACGAGCCCGAACGACGAAAACCTTGAGCGAAATGCCTCGACGTTCTTGCCGACGTAAATGGCCACTTGGCCCTGAACTGGCGTGTTCGCAGGCTTTCCGCTCTTGTCAAGGAACTTGATTCGGCCGCGAATCAAGCACACCGCTGATGCTATAGATGCGATCTCATGGAACCATGCCGTGTCGGTTGCGTTGTTGATGAGAATGACGGCTTGTTCAAATCTCTGAGACTCTTCCACAACCTTCGCGGCGAAATGGCCTATCAAGTCCTTCCCATACGGAGGATTGAGCCAGACATTTCCTGTCCACTTCTTCGAGAGCCCGTCATCGTCAGACGTGAAAAACTTCTTGGCCCTCACGTTGGCCTGGGCCGTTTCGCAGGTCGCCGGGTCTAGGTCTATTCCGCCCATGACATCACGGGCAGCCTCTATGTATTGAGGTGGCGTGTACCACTCGTTCTCGCCGCTGTTCGCGTTGACGTGGCAACCCCTTGCGATGTTGAGCAGTCCAGCCTGCGTTACCTCACGTCCTTCGGCCTGGCATGCAAAGATGTATTCAAGAAACGTGTCCTCATCGACGGCCGCCTCGCGTTGCCAGCGTGAGGACTGCTGCTTCTCAATCCCAAGTTCATCAAGAGAGGGTGGTAACACGCTGTCACCATCCTTCCTTTTGTGCTGGTTCTTTCCCCTCGAGTCGTCCATTTGAGCCAGCATCTCGCCGGCCTTGCGTTCTGCGCGAAGTTTTACCTCCGAGGCGGCGTTCGCTGCGTCAAGACTCTCCGATATGCACTTGATGTAAACGCGAAGCGCCTCGGCCTGATCGCGAATCTTTAGGACGTCATCCAATGTTTTCGCGGAAGACAGTGCTCGATGTGCGTCTTCGATCCGCGATAGGCTCGTTACGGCATCAGCCATTTCTCAAATCCTTTCCACCCAAGAAGGTGTGCGTATTGAACTGAGACGCCGCTTGGAAACTTCAAGCGGCAGTCTTGATGGACGCGGCAGTGGCATTCATCACACAGAGTCACAAGGTCTTTCAGAGGTTCCGCGAAAATGTTTGCGTATGAGACGTGATGGCATCGCAAATCCTGTGTTGAGTGGCAAAGAACGCACCTACCAAAATCGCGTTCCTCTCGGTCATGTTTGACGCGATACCAGTGAGGGAGCTTGTAGTAAAGTTCCTTCATGTCAGGAGTTACCCTTGCAAGCGATGGCCGCTGTGCAATGTCTGGCATGGTGTAAGGGTCTTTTACTGTCCCTGTTCCGCCTATCAGGAATCCGTGGGCGTTTCGGAGTTGTTCAATAACAGGAGCGAGCCTGCTGCCGTTCTTTGCGGTTGTCTCGTAAGTCTTCTTCTGGATGGCAGTGCTAGACCTGAGCATTGCAAGCACGGCTGCTTGTGCCTCGTCTCGCTCGTGAAACTTCCTGCATTCCGTGGCTCTCGAGGCCACGGCGAACAGCGGCAGAGACGCGATTGCTTGGTCGGTTGTTTGCAGCGTCATGGTCAGTCTCCCGTCCAGTTCGTGCCCGGTCGCGGGCCGGCGTAGCCGAGTTGCTGTTTCGTGTTGCCCCACCGCTTGAACCACGCCGCACGCACGGCCAGCTCGTCGGCGTATGGCCTTTCCAGTTCCATAGACTCCCTTGCCACCGCATTGGCGATCACCATCGCGGCATGG